ATCCTCGTTGTGGTGCTGGCGCTTGTTGTGGGCCTGTTCGTGCCGAATGATGTCATCGACAGCGCAGCCATCCTTGAGGTGGTCAACCCCGCCTTCCAGACGATCATCGGTGCCTTTGTCGGCCTGCTAGGTGGCCTGAGCCTCAACGCTAATGCGCGCGACAAGGCAGAGCCTGAACCGGAGCCTGCCGAACCCGAGCCGGAGCTTGATCTGACGCCCGATATGAAGCTGAAGACCTACGACGACCCGCAGGGCACCGTGTTTATCGACACGCCGGACGAAGAGGACGATGACGACGAGATGGAACCTTGGGAGAAGTATCGCAACGACCTGCGCTATGACGTTAATGGCGACGGCGTGGTCGACGAAGATGATTTCCCTGATTGGCGGAGTGCTGGCAAATGAGCCTCGTAAACCTACAGCAGAAGATTGGAGTAACCGCAGATGGCGCGTTCGGCCCGGGAACACTTAAGGCAGCTTCGGCTTTCTATAAATTATCACCTAATCGGGCTGCGCATTTCTTTGCTCAAACGGCGCATGAGTCGGGCAATTTCAAGGCGTTCAGCGAAAACCTGAACTACAGCGCCAAGGGCCTGCGCGGCGTCTTCCGTAAGTACTTCCCGACCGACGCTCTGGCCAATGCCTACGCACGGCAGCCGATGAAAATCGCAAACCGCGTCTATGCCAACCGCATGGGTAATGGCCCTGAAAGCAGTGGCGACGGATGGAAATTCCGAGGCAGGGGTGCCCTCCAACTCACTGGGCATGACAACTACCAAGCCTTCGCCAACTATGTGAACCGTCCCGACGTGATGACAAACCCAGACCTTGTGGCTGGTGAACTCTGCTTCGAGAGCGCGCTGTGGTTCTTCGACCGGAACAAGCTCTGGGGCATCTGCGATCAGGGCGTCAATGACGCCGCTATCCTCGCGCTGACCAAACGGATCAACGGAGGCACACATGGCCTCGACGACCGCAAACTGAAGACCAAAAAATACGCAGGTTGGTTATAATGGGCATCAACATGGGTGACATTCTGAAGGGTGCCGTTCCAATCCTCGTGGCTTGCATTGCATGGCTGCTTGGGCAGGTGAGCGCCTTTGAGACTAGGTTGACCAAGATCGAAGCCTCAATGCCTGCCCTCATTACTCCGGATGGCGTCCCTACGGACAGCCCCAATTCGGCCAAGGCCAGATCGGAATTGCGTGAGCATCTCACGGCGGAAATCAATGAGCTTAAGGTGCGCGTCGGCGTCATCGAGAGCAAGCGCAAGTAGCACGGAGGCTAGTATGAACCTGAAAAAACTCATCAAGAAAGCAGCCGTCGAACAGGTAGCAAATAAAATACTGCCTATGGAGAGCCCCCCAAAGAAGCTCGGGACTAAATCCAAAATTGCAGCTATTCTAGCCGCCATAGCAACCGTTGCAGGCGTGCTGTCCCAATATCTCGGCGGGTAGGAACACCCACCAAAACGTGTTAAAAAGGTGTCGACATGGCGAGTACGTATAGCAACATCAAAATCCAGCTGATGGCCACGGGTGAGAACAGCACCACATGGGGCAACGTCACCAATACCAACCTTGGTACGGCTATCGAAGAAGCTATTGTTGCTTCTGCGGACGTCACCTTTGCCAGCGCCAACGTCACGCTCACCCTTACGGACACTAACGCTACTCAGGCCGCGCGCCATGTGCGCCTGCGCTGCACCGGCACTACTGGAGGCTCTACTCGCAACCTCGTCGTGCCCAGCATCGAGAAGCCCTACATCGTACAGAATGATTGTGCTGATAGTATCGTCATCAAGACCGCTGCGGGCACGGGCATCACCGTCCCGGCGGCCAAAACCATGTGGGTGTATAACGACGGCGTCAACGTCGTCGATGCGGTAAACCATCTCACAACCCTTACGCTCGGCACCCCACTGCCTGTCTTGCAAGGCGGCACGGGATCGAACTTGGCGTCAGGCGCGCGAACTAACCTCGGCGCGACTACAATCGGCGGTAACCTGTTTACCTTGACCAACCCGTCTGCGGTTACATTCCCTAGGTTTAACGCAGACAACACAGTCAGCGCGCTGAACGCAGCAGATTTCCGTACCGCTATTGGCGCGGGTTCTGGGGTTGGCACGGTTACTTCTGTTGCGGGCACGGGCACCGTAAACGGCATCACTCTCACGGGCACCGTAACCTCCTCTGGGTCGCTTACCCTTGGTGGTACTCTGTCGGGCGTCAGCCTTACCACGCAGGTCTCAGGCATCCTGCCTATCGCCAACGGTGGTACGAACGCATCGGATGCGGGCACTGCGCGCACCAATCTCGGCCTAGGTTCGCTGGCCACCCTGTCCAGCATCAACAACTCCAACTGGTCTGGTACGGCGCTGGCTATTACCAATGGCGGTACTGGCTCTACCTCCACTACCTATTGTAACTTGACGACCAATGTTACGGGTACACTACCCATCGGTAATGGTGGTACCGGTGCTACTACCGCACCTTTGGCTTTGACTGCTCTAGGTGCCTACCCCGCGACAAACCCCAACGGCTACACCACCAACACAGGTACAGTAACTTCGGTTGGTATGACGGTCCCAACATTCTTGTCGGTGACACCTGCCAGCATTACCACTTCGGGTACTTTCGCTATCAGCCTGTCGGGCACAGCACTGCCTATTGCTAACGGTGGCACAGGTTCGACCTCCACCACCTACTGCAGCCTGACGACCAACGTGACGGGCACCCTGCCTATTGCTAACGGTGGCACAGGTTCGACCTCCACCACCTACTGCAGCCTAACAGCCAATGTCACTGGTACGCTACCTATCGCCAACGGCGGCACTGGCTCTACGTCTACTACTTACTGCAGCCTGACGACCAACGTGACGGGCACCCTTCCGGTTGCTAATGGTGGTACCGGGCAGACCAGCTACACTGACGGCCAACTGCTTATCGGTAACACGGCCACAGGCAGCCTGTCGAAGGCAGCTATTACCGCAGGTTCAGGGATCACCGTCACCAACGGCAACGGTTCGATTACCATTGCTTCTACTGCAGGGGGCGGTTCGGTAACGTCGGTCAACGCTTCTGGGGGCACTACGGGGCTTAGCTTCTCGGGCGGCCCGATCACGACAAGCGGCACGCTAACTCTGGCTGGTACACTGGCTATTGCCAACGGCGGCACGGGTGCCACCTCTGCACCTTTGGCTTTGACTGCTCTAGGCGCTTACCCCGCGACAAACCCCAACGGCTATACCACCAACACCGGCACGGTCACAAGCGTGGGTGGTACAGGTTCAGCAAACGGTCTGAGCCTCAGCGGCACGGTCACTACCTCGGGTAACATCACACTGGGCGGTTCGGTTACTTCCGTTGCTACCGGGGCTACCATTGATGGTGTCACTATCGGCTATCGGAATATTCCACGTTCGACGACCAGCGGCACCGCTACTGCTAGCGATGTAGGTAAGTGTATCGCAGTCACGGCTGGCATAACCATCCCGGACGGCACTTTCTCTGCCGGGGACGCTGTGTCTATCTACAATAATAGCAGCTCAGCTGTAACCCTCACGCAGGGGGCAAGCCTTACGCTCCGTCTCGCCGGTACGGCCACTACAGGTAATCGCACGCTAGCCGCGCGGGGTATGGCTACAATTTGGTTCAACGGCACCAACGAAGCAATTATCTCCGGTGCAGGAGTGACCTGATGAGCGGTATCCAGATGGCATTGATGGGGGCTGGGGGGTCTGCTCCGGTAACCATATCAATTACCGACCAAAACATATCCGACGTAGATGCTACTGCGGCCTACGCATATTATTTCCTGACGGCGGGGGGACTCGTCCAATCATCCACGCAGGCTGGGGGTAGCAGCCCCACCACACTAGAAACTTGGTGCACACCGACATCGGCAGCAGCAAACTACGAAGTGCTTATTAACGTAACCAGCGGTGCTTTTAGTGGAGGCAGTGGCTCTGGGTCATGGCTAGCGCTGTCTAGCACGCGCAGCTGGTATGTGGACAACACTGTTAGCGGCACCTTCAACGAATGTATATTTACGGTAGAAATCCGCGAGATCGGCACTACCACGGTTCTCGATAGCGCCACCATAATCCTATTCGCAGAGGTGTTTTGATGGCTTTCCTCAAGTTGCAGTTCAAACCCGGCCTCAACCGCGACCAGACTAATTATTCTGGCGAGGGCGGCTGGTATGAGTGCGACAAGATCAGGTTCCGCTCTGGGTACCCCCAGAAAATTGGCGGCTGGCAAAAAGGAAATGCTCAATCTTTCATCGGCGTCTGTCGTCAGATGGGTAACTGGATAACGACCTACGGAGATAATTTCCTATCCATAGGCACCAACAAGAAACTGTATATCGAAGCAGGTGGTAACTTTTACGACATCACCCCGCTCCGTACGGCGAACCCTACGCGCACGTCGCCTACTACTGATAACTGCATCACCCTGACACTGGGGTCGAATGTCGTCACGGTCACCCTGCCGGTTGCGCACGGGCTGGTCACGGGTTCCTACGTAGAAATATCGGGGGTGGTTGGCCCCCTGCTTGGTATCCCTGCCAGTGAACTCAACGGCAACCACGAAGTTACGGTCACAAGCTCGACGGCGTTTACCTATGTTGTGTCGACAATAGCTGGCAGTGCCCCTTCGCTTAGCACGTCCTTTATAGGCGGGACCTATACGTCCGAAGCCATATCCGGGGGCATGGGTGGTACGGCTATCACCATAGGTTTTGAGATTGAACCGGGCAACGCAATCACCGTCACTGGCTACGGTTGGGGTGCGGGCGCTTGGGGTCGCGATGCTTGGGGTCTAGGTACTACCGCCGCTCCCATCATATTGCCGCAACGCGATTGGTGGTTTGATAACTTCGACAACGACATGGTAGCCAACATCCGCAACGGTGAGGGTTACTGGTGGGCACGCGGCACTTCCCTAGACCCAGCGGTTCCGCTGGCGGTCAAAGCTATTCGTCTCGTGGATTACGCCACGGCAGAGGGTTTCTCCGGTAGCGCTGTGCCGGTACAGATTATGCAGCTGCTGGTATCGCAGCAGGATAAGCACCTACTTGCCTTTGGCGCTGTGCCTTTTGGGTCTACCGACCCTGCAGACTTTGACCCGCTTCTCATCCGCTGGGCTGACCAAGATACTCCGGGCGACTGGACCCCGAGCCAGACTAATACTGCTGGCGACCTGCGCGTGTCTCGCGGTTCGCGCATCGTACGGGCAATGCCTACCCGTCAGGAAATCTTGGTCTGGACCGACACTAACCTCTACACACTGCAGTTCCTCGGCACCACGGACGTATTCGCTCTGCAGGAATATGCGGACAACATCTCGGTCATGTCTCCTCGGGGCATGGCTTCGGCGTCGAACATCACATACTGGATGGGGCAGGATAAATTCTATGCCTACACAGGCCGCGTCGAGACGCTGCCCTGCTCCTTGCGCAACCATGTTTTTGCCAATTTTAACTACGGACAATCTGAACAGGTAGTATCCGGCACCAATGAGCAGTGGAACGAAATCTGGTGGTTCTACCCGAGCGCCAGCGCGGACTATAATGACTCCTACGTTATCTATAACCACCTTGAGCGCATCTGGTATTACGGCACCATTGAGCGCACTGCATGGCTCGATACCCCCTTGCGCGAAGTACCGACGGGGGCGAACACGCCGATAATCAACACCACTGATCCTATCTCTACAGGCCCGGGTTACATCTATGACCATGAGGTCGGGGTGGACGACGACGGCCTACCTATGGTCTCCTACATCCAGTCGAACGATTTTGACCTTGAGGACGGCGACAAGTTCATGCTCATTAGGCGCATACTGCCTGATATCGACTTTGCAGGCTCTGCAGTAGCTACGCCTGAGGCCACTTTGCAGATACGCCCCCGCAACTTCCCGGGGTCCAACTTCTATTCCGATCCTGCCGATGCGCAGCGTGTGGTGCAGACAACGGTTGGTTCGTACACCGATCAGGTGTTTATGCGTGCTCGTGCACGCCAGATGGCGCTTAAAATCCAATCCGAAAATCTCGGTGTAAACTGGCAGCTGGGTGCTCCCCGGTTGGATGCGAGGCCCGATGGCACTCGATAAATTTAGAGCCTCTCCCCTGCCCAACCCACCGACGCAGTGGGACCAGCAATATATGCGGCAGGTTATCCGCGTGCTGGAAACTTACTTTTCGCAGCTGGACTCGCGGGCAGCCAACAATGCGTCCCAGTATTCGGCTGACAATTTCTATGGCGGTGCTTTTCATGGGGACGGTAGCGACCTCTACGTGCCGCATAACCAGTTCCTAAGCAATGTGGATCAGTCGGCTGCGGCCATCGACCAAGCATATGCAGTCAGGCTAGAGGTAACTGATTTCACAGACGGTATTTATATCAGCGGTGTGAACAACACCCGGATCACCTTCACCAAGCCGGGCATATATACGATATCCTACAGCCTCTCGTTCAAAAATCCGACGAACGACATCCAGTATGTGGACATATGGTATCGCTACAACAATGGCACGACCACCACGGATGTGGCCAACTCAAATAGAAGGTTTTCTATTCCGGCCCGCAAGTCGACGGGCGACCCAGCTTACTTGGTTACGAACACTCCATATACTGGGTTTGCCGAGGCCACAGGGGTTTGGGTCGAGATCATGTGGTGCACCTCAACTACGAGTGTGACGCTAGAACATCTCCCGGCTGTAGCTTTTTCGGCGGGCGTAACACCCGCTATCCCGGCAACTCCAGCTGCTGTCGTGCAGGCTAATTTTGTATCTCGGCCTGCATAGCGGCGTAGGGCTTTGGTTTTGAGTATTTTGGTTGTATAGAAGTACCATAAGGTAGGAATGATATGGACGGCATGGCAGCACCTCAGTCTGGTAAGGGTTATCCGGTGGTTGGAACGCCGCCCCAGCTAGGTACTCCTGTGCCCGGCACAACTGGTGGACTGCCTGCTCAACGTGGACTGCCTGTGACTTCCAACCCGATGGCCCAACAGCTCCAGTCGCAAGGGCGCGGTGACGACAAGATGCTCGTCCATATGACGCCGGGCGAAGTCGGCGGTCTACAACAGCTTGCTATGGCGCATGGCGGCTCACTCACCATCAACCCCCAGACGGGCCTGCCCGAAGCTGGGTTCCTCAGCAAGATACTGCCTACCCTTCTAGGTTTCGGTCTTAACTTCATCCCGGGTGTTGGTCCTCTCCTTGCTGCTGGTATTACCGCAGCGGGTGCCACTGCAATCACGGGCGATCTTGGTAAGGGCCTAACTGCCGGTCTACAGGCGTTTGGCGGTGCAGGT